GGAAGTATTGGCCTCCAATGTCACGGATGGTACTGGTGGTTTGATCGGCGATATTCGTATGAACCGTTTGGGGATGTTGACTTATCCAAGCACTTTGACTATTACGGTTTCGTAAAATGGCTGATCCAATCAATTTATTAGAATCAAATGGGGTTGTATTTAATTCTTCTCTTTGGTCGGCGACGAATGCAACACTTCGTACTACTGCTTCTTTGGGCTATCAGGAAACAAGATTGGGGAGTGGGGTGGGCAAGGATGGCCTACTAGTCACCTCTTCGGCTGCTGGGGTGGTAACGGTCACATCTCCTCTGTTTCCTGTTGATTATACCAAGAGTTATGGAATGAATGGAATTGTTACTATTGGTTCTGCCTATGCGGAAAAAACGGCAACATTAGAGATTGAATATTTCACTGTCACAGTTGCTGGAGGGGGCAGTTCGATAGATCCGATTGGGGAAAAGGTGGTTGATGGGGCATGGGTTTCATCAACAGATATCCATGGAGTTGCGTATGAACTTCCGGCCGACGCTACTAAAACATATGCTTTAGGGACTTCCTTGTCTGCGGCTAGTATGAAGTTTGGTTTTCGAGAAGGGCCACCGGATCATGGTCAGAAACAGTTTTGGGTTCCGTCCGATGCCAACTACGCCAGATTGATTTTTTCGGTTGACGCTGCGACTGCTGCAAATCAGGCATTTGTTTTGTCAGATGTGTTCGCTGTAGATTTATCATTGATGCTTTCGAATGTTACATTAAATAATACATACGACTTGCTTCCTGATTTTCTTAGAGATGCTGATAGCAATCTAGATAATGCATCTCAGAACCATGTGCGGATGTTGAAAAAGTTGATGTCTGCGGCTTTTGCTTCTGGAAGTATTATTGGTGAAGAAACAAGAACTTGGAACTATAGAAGGTCAACTGATTCGATAACAAACACTGAAAGCAAATCGGCACTAACGGATCCTCAGCAACTTCATAAAGATAATCTCAGATGGTTGGCTCAACTCGTTGGGGTTGAACTGGTCAATCCATTTACGGGCATGAGTATGTGGTTGTCGCTCCCCGGGTGGATTGAATCTACTGATTCAACAACGTGGCAAAAAATAGACCTAGTTGATAATGAGGACGTTGCGAGCGACTCCGCTCAATGGGCGAAGGTCAGATCGGCCTCTTATGAGGATATCCAATCATATCGAGATCAGATTCAAAATTCTTTTAATGGCTTGAACACTGGTAAGCCGTATTGGATGCGGGAATATTTGAAAACGATTTTGGATACAACTACACCGGACAATTATTTTCATAGGATCAAAACGCATGACCGGGAATCTCCGCTCTTGGTTAAGCATGTTTTTGATACGGAAGTAGATCCAGATCCAGATGGGATTCGTGTCGAAACGGAAATGAATCCGACGCTTTCTATGGGTGTTACCGGCACACAGTCTGGCAAGCCGCGAGACGCTGGGGTGTTCGCTTTTGAAGCGAAGGACATTCTAGAGAAGAACGTGCCGGGTGCTGGAGTTACAGCCAATGATGACACTGTTTTCAAGTTTGGAGATAGCGCCTGTGCGGCCGTGCCGGATGTAACAGGTTCAGGTAGGCATGTTTCATTATTGACAGCGGGCACAGCGATTGATTCTAAGGATTCTCGTTACGGAATTATTGCAGGATCACGGTACAGCACGGGATTTTCTTTCTATCCGAGTGGTGTCACTGGATCGAAGGCTTATATGCAATCTGCAACAGTTTCAACAGGTCTCACGGGAACAGATTGTGACTACTTGTTCCATATCAGTGATGTTAGTTACGGTAATAGTTCTAATCTTATCTTGTTCCAACAGGGGACTTCTGGCAATGCCAACTACAGGGCTTGCACAATTGATGCATCGAATGGCATTCTCAAATATCTGACTGGCGCGTCGGGGTCTGTTTCATCGGATGTTTACAGTTCCTCAACCCATCCTATTGAATACGATTTCACCACTGTGGGAGATCGTTGGGTGCGATTTTCTGTCGGTGCATCAACGACGAAGTTTTATGCTGGTCCGTCATTGATTGATGTCTGTCATCCCACCTCTCACCTGATCACTTCGGCATCGCAGTCTTCTCCAAATGTTTTCTCTACTTCGTTTACTGCCCAATTCTTTCAAGTAAATCACGGCGAGAACGGGATTGTGGGCTATCGGGCCATCGTGAATGATGGAATATTGGATAGCCAATATGCTGGTTTCACTTTGTCAACATGTATAGATTTGAACATGACGAGCAGTAGCACAACTACTCCTACGCTGTATGACGGAATAGATACATTTACTCAGAGCGCCACTCTTAATGCTGATGTGTCTTATATCATTGATTATGAGGCCGGTCCTTTGCCTATTTCCAACTGGATTGGCTTACCTCATACGGGAACCGATTATTTGTACTTGGGCAATCAGAGCAGTTCTGGCGACAGCATTGTGGTGTCTGGAATGGATAATGATACCTATAACTGGACCGTCACTTATACGAATGGCACGACGGCTACGGGTACTGGAACGGGTGTAACCACGATTACTTGGAATGCCGGAACGTATGGGGGTAAACAGATCACTCAGATTGCTGCCGTTGGGACTAAAACCTACACATTTTTGCCTAGTATCGCGTTGACGCATACGATAACGACAAGCACTGGGACTGATACGACAGGCGGAACATGGACCATTAATCGTGCATGGGAGGCTGCTGATGCGTATGAGCATTCTGCGATTATTGATAGAGATTTATTCCAGTTGAATCGTGAGGGGGGAGCGATGGCCCCCAACTTGACGATTGGACGAGATACGGCAGTAAGTATTTCATTTCATTATCGTCGGTTCAAAACTGACAGTGGAAATGATGATTTTGTATTCAAACATCCAAACTTCATGTTGAAGTTCAACGGTGATGATGTAATCGGGATTCTCACGGAACAGTACGATTCCTCTTCGCCTGCCGGGGGAACCGTAAGTGTGACTTGGGATGACTCTTCACGCATCGGGCAGTGGAATCATATTGGGCTTGTTCGAGATGTTCCCAATAATAAGTTTATTATGTATGCAAATGGAACCAAAGTTCAGGATGTGGCGGACACGACGGTTGGAAGTTTGGTTTCCCGTGTAGGCAATTCTGACGCGAGTGTTATTGTTCACACAGATGACGAGCCGGGCTGGCAATTCAACCACTTTGCAGTGTTTAAAGAGGCAATGTCGGCGACAGATATGGAAAGAGTGCGGATAACACTGCCTACTTAAAGTGTAGTATCTACTTAGGAGTAACGTTATGACGATCACCTACGGAAATAGATTTGGTTCATTGCCGAACTGGTCATCCAGTTTGGATTCATTCACGCGCGTCCAGTTCAACGACGCTTTTACGAATCTCAACACGAACGCCGCTGGATGGTCAGAAAGCAGCAGTGCCGCCTCTGGAACCACGGCCGGGTTTTTCCATTACAACTCTGCCGACAATTCGTTGAAGGTTTATTCCACCAACGATTCAACATGGGTTTTGGTGGTTGATGGTACTGAGGTTCGTGGAACTACCCTGACTACCAAGGGTGACATTTACGCTGCTTCGGCGGCTAATACACCGATCAGGTTGGGAGTTGGTACTAATAATCAGGTATTGACTGCGGATTCCACGGCGGGCACTGGTTTGGCGTGGTCTGACGTTGTTTTAAGCGTCGCTGGGACGGCTAATGAGGTCAATGTGTCCACGGCGTCGGGTGTTGCAACGGTGGGGTTGCCTGACGATGTGACGATTGCAGGAACATTAACGTTGGACAGTATTGGAATTGCTGCTGTTCAGTCGTCTGGCGAGGCGTTTGCTAACAACGATACGTCCGTTATGACTTCTGCTGCCATTGAAGACAAGATTCTATCGTATAGTTATGCTACTGATACGAATTTAACAACCACCAGTGGTACGCTTGGTGATCTAGAGACGATGTTCCATATGGAGGTTACTGTCTAATGGCAATGACTCAGACTAAGTTGCACGCGCCGTCGCAGTTGGGCAACTCGGCAGCGACCCTGTATACGGTTCCGGGTAGTACGACGACGATCCTGAAACAGGTGGCACTGTGTAATACAACGGCAATCAATCGAACGGTTTCACTTTATTTGGTACCTAATGGTGGAACCGCAGGTGTGGCGAACGCCGTGTTGTACGACGTTCCGGTTGATTCTAAGTCCACGATTTTTGTGAACATGTCCGCGGTTATGGCAACTGGAGATTTTATATCTGGTTCTGCGAGTGTTGCTAGCGCCGTAACAATTCATTCTTTCGGTATTCAGGAGGCGTAATAATGGGGCGGCTGGTCCGAATAGGCGCTCCTGATGCTTTAGCGGATTTTTATGATTCGCCATCGCATATTTTCGGGAGCGGTGAAGACGCTGTTGTAACGATCAGCACTAATACTTCGTTGACTGCGGATATGTACTATCTGGATTTGACGATAAATTCCGGCATTACCCTAACAACCGCTGGATACAGGGTATTCGTTCAGCGGAATCTGTATCTAAATGGAACGCTGGGAATGGCCGCTGGGCCTTCCGCACAGGGTTCGCTGGGTATCGGAACTCAGGATGCCAATGTGACGAATTCGTTGGGTGGGGCTTCAGCAAGTTATACGGCGACTGCTCCTACTGCTGCGTTGGGTGGGTCAAAGTGGTATCGGAATCCTCTGAATGCAGTTGACGGCTACTCGTTTGATCCCAGTAATGGGACCATCAACCTTTTGAAAGGTGGTGCCGGTGACGGCACCAACTATGGAGGTGGCGTGGTGATTGTCGCCGCTCGCTATCTGTCGGGTGCCGGGAGTGTTGTGGCTACGGCGTCCGGTAATGCCGGTGGCGGTGCGGTGATTTTGATTTCTTCGGATAAGACCCATTCGTATACGCTTAGTGCCGCTGGCGCTGGAACGGGATCAGCGGGAACGACTTCCTTCCTTGAGGCAGACTGATGGCTGAGGCTCGTTACGATCAGGATGTTCGCCGGGATAAGGATCTTCTTCCTTATGTGTACGCGGCTTTGCCTGAACGGGAGTTCGGGGATGTCCAGTTTGATGGCGAGATGCTCTTCGGTAATGGCGAAGACGGCGATGTGACCATTTCTGCTGATACAAGTCTCAGCGAGGACATGTATTACAACAATTTGACTATTGATTCTGGTAAGACTTTGAATCCCAACGGGTGGCGGGTGTTCGTGAAGAATACTCTGACGCTGAATGGTGATCTTGGTATTAAAGAATCTGTTACTAGTGTGAGTGCCGGTTCTTTGTCTGGGACGGTTGGTGTTGGGCAGAGCGTGGTTGATGGTTTGGGTGGTGCTGGTGAGCCTGATGGTTACGAGCCGGGTTTTACGTTTTCTGGTTCGGGTTCTGTGACTAGTTCGCTGGGTATTGATTCTTCAGACTTTTATGATCTTCGTGCGGCTGTCAATACTTATCAGCGTCGTGGTGGTGACTTTCTTCGCGTCAAGGGTGGTGCGGGTGGAGGTACTGGTGCTGACGGGGTTAGTGGGGCCGGAGCGGCGGGGAGTTGGCCCCCGAATGCCAACACGGTTGGTGCGCCCGGCGGAAAGGGTTCAGCAGGTTCCGGTGGTTCTGGTGGCGCAGGCGCTCGTGGTGGTGGCGTGGTGATGCTTTCAGCACGGGTTATTTCTGGTGAGGGTGGTATTTATTCTGAGGGTGGTGCGGGTGTTGCTGGTACGGCGGGGTCTGGTGGGACTCCTGCTCCTAGTTATACCGATCCCGCTTCAACAGTTCATTCTGAGGGTTCTCCTGTGACGGGCCAGTTCGCTCCGACGGGTGGTTCATATACGGTTGAGGGTAGTCCTGTAGCGCAGCATGGCGAGGGTGGGAATGTGGTCACGGGGCATAGTGAGGGCGGGGATGTGGTCTCAGGGCATAGTGCGCAGCATGGCGAGGGTGGGAATGTGGTCTCAGGGCATAGTGCGGAACATGGCGAGGGTCCAGACGGGGCAGCGCATCACCATGAGCCCGCTGGACCGACTCACCATAATTCTACTTACAATTTTCACCTTCCGGGTCATTCGCAGGTGCCTGTGTTTATAGGATTTGAAGGCCCGGATGTAATTACAGAACACGAAGCGTCGTACACCGAGGGTCCGGATGTGGTTACAGGACATACTGCGCAGCACGGTGAGGGTGCAGATGTGGCGCAGCACGGCGAGGGTAGTCCTGTGGTCACGGGGCACAGTGAAGGTAGTCCTGTGCCAATGGACAATTATGAAGCAGGCGAGTATTTTAGTTACGAGGGTCCCGATGTGCAGACCCACGAGGCTGCCACCGTTCATCCCGGTGGCGGTGGTGGAACCGGGTATACGGGTCAACGCGGCGGTCGGGGAGGTGGCGGTGTCCTAATCGTGGTTACCAGAGACGCCGGTACTCCAACTTATACTTTCAACACGGGTGTAAACGGGCGACTCATCGCACTGGATACTGCTAATATCTAAAAATGTCACAAATGATGGTGACTTTGGGTCAGGGTGAACGGGTCAGGGAAATTTGTCCTAGTGTTTATGTTTTCAATTTTACTGCTGCTGGTGCTATTTGTAAAGTAGCGCAGAAATATATTGATGATTATTATGACGGATCAGAAAATGATTACTTTGAACTGTCGAAAATGTATCCTAAAAATAAGGAAGGGAAAAGCCTTCCTCCTTATGTAGACATCGAGAAACGGTTTTGCTATACCGCAGGAATGCTCAAAGAGTTGCGTGGGGAGTATTCGATTCTACATGAACTCGTATGGGATACCTTGATTGAGATGAAGCACATCCTTGCAAGGGAATTGGGTATTGGTTATCATTTCCGATCTGGGGCCAATGACGAACTTCTGATATATCCAGATGGACAGGGGTATTTCGATTTTCATCAGGATACGCGAGAAGGTGGAAGAACGGGAACATACTTGTTCTACGTCAATGACAACTATGAAGGCGGAGAGATAGAGTTCAAAAATATTCGTGATTCGGAAGGTGAAAGAGTCAAGTATAAACCCAAGAAGGGCGAAGTGTTGATGATGCCCACGACATGGCATACCGAACACCGGTCATTGGCGAATACTGCTGGTGAGAAGATTTATATTTTGGCTCAGATGAAGGATTAAGATGGAACAAATAGCGCCGGGCATATGTGTATGGGATGGATTTTATTCAGAAGCGGAAGGCTTGCTGGATAAGATAAAAATAGTTGGGGATATGGACCCTTCTGTGGCACCGTGGAAGAGATCCCTAGTTTATGGCCCCAAAGAGGGAACTAGGAATGTCGTCTCCGATCATAGAACCAGTGTTGAAATGGATTTCCATGAAATCCTCGGAGACAGGCTTCAGTATGCCAACGATTCGCATGTTGTAGATTTGAGAAATCATTTGTCGGATCTGATAAATGCATACGAAGTGCAAATCCACAACTATCGGTCGGCCTTCAATCTGAAACTGCAAAGGAACCAAGGACTGCGTTGTTTGAGATATGCAAACAAAGCGGAATATCAGATGCACGCCGATGCAAGTTCCACAAATATGCGTTTGCTGTCGTTGCTTCTTTATTTGAATGACGATTACGTTGGTGGAGAATTGGCAGTTCCGTTATTTGATGTTGAGATTAAACCAACAGCCGGAACTCTCGTATTGATGCCAGCCTGTTTTCCATATTCGCATAAAGCCCTTCCGGTGGAAGAAGGGGAGAAGTATGTACTAGTGACTTGGTTTCAGTAGGCTATGCACGATACAACGGGGATTATTGATCGAAGAGTAGTGATTGTTGGCGGGGGAACCGCCGGATTGATATGCGCCCTGATCCTGCGAAAAGCATTTCCTGAATATCAAATAACTATTATCAAGTCTGACAAAATCGGCACCATAGGAGTAGGGGAGGGGTCTACGGAACAGTGGCGAGGCTTTATGAACTTCGTTGATATCAAGGTCGCTGATCTGATTCCCGCCACGAGTGCTACCCATAAAAAGGGTATTCGCTTTGAGGGATGGACTCATCATACGCCAGACTATTTTCATTCGATCTCGGGTACAACGAAGGGCGATCCTCGTGTTGGAGAATTTTATGGTTCGTATGGGGGGTTGCAGGCGAAGGGGATTCTTCTCTCCGATGCCACGATGTCCGGTGATCCGAGGAACAATACTGTTCTGGCAGAAAATCCACATGATGGTGTCAATCAATTCCATTTTGATACGCACCTGTTGAATGAATTTTTGACTTTGAAATGTAAAAAGCGTAATATTAGAATTGTTGAGGGCGAAGTTTGGGATGTGAATCTATCCGATTCAGATTGGATAGAAAGCGTTGACATAGATACTTTGGAGCATCCGGTTGAGGCTGATTTCTGGATAGACGCTTCTGGTTTCAACAGGATTTTGATGTCGAATCTACCTGATATGAAATGGAACTCTTTCAGCGAGTACCTGTTGACCGACTCTGCGATTGCCTTTCGCTTCGATGCAGACCCCAGTGGAGAGATTCGTCCGTACACGCGGGCTACGGCCATGAGGAACGGTTGGGCTTGGGAGATTCCGACACAGACGGAACGAGGAAGGGGCTACGTCTATTCTTCACAGTTTTGCTCAGAGGAAGATGCCGTGTCCGAGATGGAAGAACTATTGGACATCCAACTATCGGGCTACAAACATTTTCAATTTGATCCCGGTTATCTGGAAAAGATGTGGGTTGGAAATTGTGTGGCGGTGGGTTTGTCAAGTTCCTTCGTTGAACCTCTTGAGGCTACTTCCATTGGATCAACGATCAATCAATCTTTTGCATTGCTGGGGTTTTTGGCTTCGTTTCGGAGAGAGAACAGATACAGCATAAAGCAGTATAATATTATGATGAATAATATGATGTTGAATATTAGAGATATGATTAGGCTTCATTATATAAGTGATCGTGAAGATACCGAATTTTGGTGTGAACAGAAAAGTATGCCCATTCCAGATAGTTTGGAACATTTGTTGGGAGTTTGGTCGGAGCGTCAACCGGAGAATACGGACATACAGGGGCCGTGGCTGCTGTTTAGGATGCTTCATCTTTATCATGTTGCTCAGGGACAGGGACTACTCAGCGCTGAAGTGGCATTGGATTCGATAGCAGCGTATGGTTTGGTAGACAGGGTGGAGAATTACTTATATGATTTGAAACAGGCTAAATATTCAAGATCAACGAGAGATCATGCTGAAACACTTAAAGAACTCAGATAAAATCAGGACTTACCGTGATTGGCCCAAGGTCAAGCCCGGAGAAATATTGATGATCCCTAAGGATTATCGCCTATTGGAGAATCCTCCCGTAATCAACGGCACCACTTGGCCCGACTGGTGGAAGAACATGCCGAAGGAGCGGGGTACTACGATGCTTGGGTGTAAGGGGATTCAGGACTATCTCTCCACGGGCATTACTGTGCCGCTGTGGTGTGACATGCAGTTTGATCCCATGGGCCATACGGATTTTGTGGCGACACCAGCGGATGGTTTTTTTGGTGTGGAACGCTTTAGTTACGACTCTTGCGAAGGTGCCCCCATCAATGATGGTAGGGCGCGTCCGGAGGCAGCGTACTTGAAATTGGTGTCCCCCTATCTGTATAAGACCGCTCCCGGCTATTCGATGCTGGTTCTACCGGTGGCTTATGAGCCTGATGCTCGTTATGAAGTTCTACCAGCCATCGTGAACACGGATTACTACCACAACCTACATGCTGTTATTCGTGTGATGACGGGGGAATCATTTAATGTGCGTGCGGGAACTCCGTTATACCATTTGATTCCTATTAAGAGGAACGACAAGGTCAAGACGATCATCATGGGACTCAAAGAAATGTGGGATATGGGTTGGAACCGCGGTGTGGGCACCTTCGGATTCCGGGCTGGCAATAGAAAGGGTCTTTATCGCAAGCACCAGCGCGAGGCTGATGCGGGGAAATGTCCTATGGGTTAGTATTGGGGAATGGAAGAACCCGCTCAAGACCCCGGTAAACAACTGGTAGATTCCGAAGTTGCAGATAAATTTGAAGACCTACCTGTTGTCGTTAAAGATTACATTGTTATAGCAGAAATTCTAACCGACGACGGTACGTCGTTGTTGGTTTCCACTGGTCCCACCACGACTCCTTGGACGGTGTTCGGCCTGTTGCAGTATGGTCATAAGTTCTTTGATGATCAATTTTATAACCCTCACTTTCATCCGGGTGAGAGCAATGAATGATGTAGACTTTTTGGAGAGGGAGTTTGTTAGGGATCGGGTTAGATTTTATAAACTATCTGTAAGGAGTCTTTGAATGCCTGCTGGTATTTATAATTTTACTTGCGAACAAGGTTCTACTTTCGCGCGGGATATAGAAGTAACGAACTTTGACGACAGCATTCGTGATTTGTCAGGCTTCACTGCTCGCATGCAGGTGCGTAAGGATATGGAAGCGGTTTCCGCTCTGGTCGAACTGACCACGGAAAATGGTCGGATTGCGATCACGCCGAACACTGGAACGGTAAGTTTAACTATTTCTGCTGCGGATACTGCGGCGCTACAGTTCAGTGGCATATATGATTTAGAGTTGATTGGTGGTACCGGAGTAGTAGAAAGATTGCTACAAGGTAACTTCAACTTGGATGAGAATGTGACGATATGACTATTTTTAATGTGACGGTTGAAGAACTTCGAAATGTTGTTTCTACGTCTGCGGCTACTCCAGACACAGTTTATGTGAAGGTTCTTGCTACTGCTGGCGGTCAGCAGGGCGGACTGTTGACAGGTAGCACGGAACCTAATGCTGCTACTGGGGCTGAGGGAAATTGGTACATCCACCAGATGGGAAGTGGTGCATCTCGTTTGTATGGTCCGAAGACTTCTGGGGCATGGCCTTCAGAATATATCCCTTTGACTGGTGCAGATCGACATATCCACACGCAGGGATCAGCGGCGACGACTTGGACTGTTACACACACATTAGGTGGCCATCCGTCTGTAACAGTTGTTGATTCTACCGGCACAGTGGTGATAGGTGGGGTACAATACGATAGTGAAACGCAGGTTACACTGACATTTTCTGCGGCATTTTCAGGGTCGGCATATTTGACGTAGTACCGGGGTCAACATGGCACAAAAATTCGTTACCAATCTCAATATAAATCAAAATGAACTTCAGAATGCAAAGATGCAGTTCTCCGCCGGGGATCCCGGTTCAGGAGAGTTTGAGGGTTGGACGATTTTTGATTCAACCAACAATATTCTCAAGGTTTATAACGGTTCTGCGTGGAAGCAGATTCTTACTGATGTTTCGTCTGGCACTACGGCATTGACCGTTACGGCAGGGACGGCGGGCGCTCCGGCGCTGGCCGTTGCTAATGCCAATGGCTCTACCGATGGTCTTATGCCCACGGCACATTACACTCTAGTCAGCAACGCTACTGAAGCCGATACTGCTTCCACGATTATGAAACGTGATGGCAGCAATGCCGTCAACATTACGAAAGTTACTGGCTTGGCGGCACCCACGAATGCTGCTGATGCGGCCAACAAGGGTTATGTCGATGATCGGGCTGCTGGCTTAGATCCAAAAGAATCAGTTGCTGTTGCTACAACGGCTGCGGCAACTCTTGCCAGTGGTTTTGAAAATGGTGACACCCTTGACGGAATCACTCTTGCAACTGGTGACAGGGTTCTGCTCAAAGATCAGGCTGACGCTTCTGAAAATGGTGTTTATACGGTCAATGCTTCTGGTGCCCCAACACGGGCTACAGATTTTGATACTTCCGCAGAGGCTACCGCTGGTGCTTTCTTCTTCGTAGAGCGAGGCACCGCAAACTCCAATCGGGGTTATGTACTTCAAGCCAAGGTGGGTGGCGGGTCTTATACCATTGGCACTGATGATCTAGTTTTCTCGCAGTTCTCAGGCGCTGGTCAGATCGATGCTGGTGCCGGTCTTACCAAGAGCGGTGACACTCTCAATGTCATTGCCGGGGATGGCATCACCGTCAACGCTAACGATGTTGCTTTAGCGAGCAGCACTGCCGGTGACGGAATCACATACACAAGTGGTGTTCTTTCGATTTCGACCACGGCAGCCGGTGACGGTCTGGCAATCGCAAGTGGTGTTTTGTCGATCAACGTGATTGCCGCTGGCGGTATTGAAACTTCTTCTGACAGCCTTCAGATCAAACTGAATGGTTCAGTTGCCGGTTTGGCGACGACCAGTAGCGGTTTGGCAATCAAGTCTGATATCGCTGGCACCGGTATTACCTTTACTGCGGGTGTTCTTACAGCAGATGCCTCCGATCTGGCGGCGAGCGGTTCAGGTGGTGTAACTGGAACCCTGCCTATCGCCAATGGCGGTACAGGCACTACAACGTCTGCTCTTGCCCGAACCAATGCCTTCTTGGCCATTGGAGACAGTTCCGGTTCTTCACGAAGCACCATCGCTCCAGTCTTGAGCCGGGTTGTCGCTGAAAGCGTCGGTAACGCTTCGTCCACATCGTTCGTGATTACCCACGGTTTGGGCACTCGTGATGTATCAGTTCAGGTTTATGACATGTCGTCTTATGACACGGTGATTGCTGATGTCGTAAGGACTGACACGCATACTTGCACAGTGTCATTTTCTAGCGCTCCAGCCAGCAACGCTTACCGGGTGGTTGTGGCCGGTTAAAAAACTTGGCTCCGAGGAGCCAATCAGACGAAAGGTACGGTTGAGGCCGTGGCTCAGAAATTCAAAACTGGCATCAGCGTGGAGGAACTTGCCTCTGCCGCCACTCAGGCGATTGGTGTAAAAGTTGATGGAGATTCTGAGGCACGAATCAAGATCGACGCTGGTGGAAAGATCACTTGGGGATCTGGTTCCGCAACTGGTGATTCCACGCTCTATCGTTCTGCTGCCAATATTCTAAAAACTGATGATGCTTTTCATGCTGTTGCTGGTGTTATAACAATAACGACTAGTGGTACACCAGAAACGACACCTGACGATGGTGCTCTTGCGGTGGATAATACAAACTCAAAGTTTTATTTCAGGTCCGACTCCTCATGGAAAGAAGTCTCGTCGGACGCTTCTACTACGGCAGCGGATGGGGGATCTTCATCTTCCTTCGTTCGATATCACATCAATGCGGACGGTGGCAATTCCACCGTGGTCGCTGGTTAAGGAGTAACCATGGCAGCAATTATTCAGTTCAGAAGGGATACGGCAGCAAACTGGACCTCCAATAACCCCACGCTTGCGGCTGGAGAAATCGGATATGAATCCGATAATGAGCGTTACAAAGTTGGTGACGGATCGACTGCATGGACTTCTCTTGCTTATGGTGGTTTGGGAGACATTCCTCAAAGTCTGATTGATGCCAAGGGAGATTTGGTTGTTGGCACGGCTGCCGACACGCCCGGAATACTTTCAGTTGGAACTAATGGCCAGATGCTTGTTGCCGATAGTGCCGCTGCGGGCGGCGTATCGTGGGCCAATCAAGAAAGCATTGTCAATTGGCATGAGGCAGTCAAGGTGGCTACCGCTGCTGTTCTGCCCAATACGCCGTCTTACGATAACGGTTCTTCTGGTGTTGGGGCGACTCTGACTACAGCAACACAGGTTCGTTTGGTTGTTGATGGGGTGAACGCCACCACTGGTGATCGTGTTCTCGTACAGGATCAGGCAACTGCTGCCCATAACGGTATTTATGATGTAACTGCTCAGGGTGCTTCTGGTTCGGCTGTTTGGCTCTTGACCCGTGCCGATGATTTCGATGGAACTCCAACTGGTCAGATCAAGGCTGGGGATGCTGTTTATGCTCTTGCCGGTAGCACAAATATAGGTCAGGGTTTCACGGTTACTTCAACTAGCGATCCACATACTGTTGGAACGCACGACGTTGATTTCACACAGTTCACTGGTACACAGGCGTTTACCGCCGGTACCGGTGTCAGCATCACAGGCAACACAATCAATGTTGGAACAGCCGGTGCTGCTCGCATCGTGGTAAATGCTGATGATATTGATCTTGCGACTACGGCTGTTTCGGCAGCCGCTTACGGTAGTGCTACGGCAGTTCCCGGTTACACCGTGGATGCTTACGGTCGTTTGACTGCTGCTGCGAATACAACTATTGCTATTCCTTCTACGGCGGTTACGGATTTCACTGAAGCCGTTCAGGATGTCTCTGGCGCGCAACTCGCTACCAACGGATCACACACCGGCATCACTGCTGCTTACGATGATGCCGGTGATGGCGCTATCGATCTGGCTCTCGTCACAGAGAATGTTCAGGATATAACTGGTGCCCAGTTGGCAACCAACGGATCTCATACCGGGATCACCGCAACCTACGATGACGCGGGCGATGGAGCCGTTGATCTTGCTTTGATCACAGAAAACGTCCAAGATATTACTGGTGCCCAGATTGCTACGAATGGTACCCACGTTGGTCTGACTGCTGCTTACGACGATGCCGGTGACGGTGCCGTGGATCTCACGGTTGCAGCAACCCTTGGAACTCACACTTCTGGTAACTATGTCGCCACTGTCGCTGGTACCGCCAATGAGGTTGAAGTTTCTGGCTCAGGTTCAGAAACGGCTGCGGTAACTGTCGGGTTGCCCAGTGCCGTCACGGTCACGACCTCTCTTACGACCCCTCTAGTCAATATCTCTGGTGCGTCTATCGTCATTGAGGGCGCAACGGCGAATGACTTTGAAACCACTCTGACGGTCACAGACCCCACAGCAGATCGCACCATCACGTTCGCGGATGCAACTGGAACCGTAGTTACGACTGGAAACCTGAGTGCCGCCACGGAACACATTGAGGACATTGTCGGTGCCCAAGTAGCCACCAATGGATCGCATACCGGCATTACTGCTACCTACGACGATGCCGGTGATGGCGCTATCGATCTGGCTCTCGTCACAGAGAATGTTCAGGACATCGCGGGCGCTCAGTTGGCAACCAATGGAAGCCACACGGGAATCACCGCCACTTACGATGATGCCGGTGACGGTGCTGTCGATCTAGCCCTAATCACCGAGAGCGTTGAAGACATTTCCGGCGCGCAGTTGGCTACCAACGGCAGCCATACCGGCATTACCGCGACCTATGACGATGCGGGTGATGGGGCGATTGATCTTGCTCTTATCACGGAGAATGTCCAAGACATTACGGGTGCCCAGATCGCCACGAACGGTACCCACGTTGGACTGACAGCCGCCTATGACGACGCCGGAGATGGCGCAGTAGACCTGACGGTCGCAGCGACCCTTGGGACTCATACCTCTGGTAACTACGTTGCCACAGTTGCGGGTACCGCCAACGAGGTGAATGTCTCTGGTTCCGGCTCTGAAACAGCAGCCGTTACTATTGGTCTACCTGATGACGTAACCATCGCTGGTGTCCTCACCGTTAGTGGTTCCATTGCAAACGGTGCAGTTGCTACAACCCAGTCTGCGAGCGACAACTCCACGAAACTCGCCACTACGGCTTATGTCGATACTGGTCTTGGTGCCCTAAGCAGCGATTCGATTACTGACGCTGATGCCAACACGAAGATTCAGGTTGAGGAATCAGCCGACGAAAACATCATCCGTTTCGATACTGCTGGTACGGAACGTATGTCGATTGCTGCCGATGGCACAGTAACCATTGTCGGGAATCTGGTAGTTAATGGAACAGAAACAACGGTTAGTTCTACAACGATCACCGTTGATGACAAGAACATCGAAATCGGTTCGGTCGCCTCGCCTTCCGACACCACTGCTGACGGCGGTGGTTTAACTCTGAAGGGCGCTACTGACAAGACATGGAACTGGGTCAACTCCACCGATGCGTGGACTTCCTCAGAACATATTGCCCTTGCTACTGGTAAGAGCGTCTACATCGACGACGTTCTCCAACTATCTAAGAATGCACTTGCAGCCACCGTGGTGCTGGCTGATGGCGTTGCTGCTACTACTCAGGCAGCGAATGACAGTTCGACAAAGGTCGCGACTACAGCGTTCGTTATGACGGAGATTGGCGACTATCTAACAACCAGCACAGCGAGCAGCACTTATGCGCCGCTTGCTTCACCAACTCTTACTGGTGTCCCTGCTGCCCCAACGGCGGCGGCGGATACGAATACGACTCAGATCGCAACTACGGCGTTCGTAATGACAGAGGTAGGCGACTACCTGCTGACTGCTACGGCAGCCAGCACTTATGCGCCGCTTGCTTCACCAACCCTTACTGGTGTCCCTGCTGCCCCAACGGCGGCGGCAGATACGAACACCACCCAGATTGCCACTACGGCTTATGTCCAGACAGAGTTGGGCGCTCTGAGTAGTGACTCCATTTCTGATGCTGACAGCGACACGAAGATTCAGGTCGAAGAGTCTTCAGATGAGGACAAGATCCGGTTTGACGTTGCAGGTTCAGAGTTTGCTGTTATGGATGGCTCTACCGTGGATGTCACGGGTAACGTCATTTACAACCTTGCCCGTGAAACACAGACTGGCACCACTTACACCTTTGTGGCCGGTGATCGTGGTAAGTATGTAACGATGAATAACGGGTCAGCGCAGACTGTCACGGTTCCACCGAACAGTGGTGTCGCTTTCGCTGTTGGTACACAAATCCAAGTTATTGGTTTGGGTGCTGGTGAAATCACAATGGCAGCCGGATCTGGTGTAACATTGCGTTACACACCGGGTTTGAAGTTGCGTGCCCAATATTCGTCTTGCACTTGTATTAAGATCGCGACAGACGAGTGGGTTCTCGTTGGTGACCTTGAGGCGTAAGAATGGCTGAAGTAGAAGGTAGAACTGGTCCTAGAAAGGACGATGTCCCCAACGTTGTTGGGCAGACGACTACTAACGCCAATTCTCAGATTACGTCTGCCGGGTTCGATGTTGGTTCTACTAGCACTACTCCCGCTTCAGGAGCGCAGGTAGAGAATACTGTTGTATCTCAGACTCCCGCAGCGGGAACGGTTTATCCGCTCAAGGAAGATGTGGCTTATGTTTATTACAGCCCATATTTTCCACCGCACTTTCCGCCGCATTTCCCACCGTTCTTCCCACCGTTCTTCCCTCCCTTCTTCCCTCCGTTCTTCCCCCCGTTCTTCCCTCCGTTCTTCCCCCCGCACTTCCCACCGCACTTCCCACCATTCTTCCCTCCGCATTTCCCACCACACTTCCCACCGTTCTTCCCGCCGTTCTTCCCGCCGTTCTTCCCGCCATTCTTCCCACCATTCTTCCCGCCACATTTCCCGCCACACTTCCCGCCACACTTTGAATAGGAATAAAACATGGAAGCCTTAGAAGCCCTTCGTGAAGACTGTGCCGAATCAGAAGAGGAACTGTTTTGGGATAGCAGGGATGAATCACTTTACAATTTCAAGATTGCTTCTCCCGATGGTTCCGATCCTGACATTCTGAGCAGGTACCAAGGAAAAGTAACTCTCGTTTTCAACTGTGCAGCAGGCTGCGGAAACATCCCTCAACATTCTGTTCTCAAAATGTTGGATGAACGCTACGCAGATGAGCCAGATTTCAATATTCAAGCCATTGTTGTAGATGACTTCCAATGCCACGGATACGAAGAGTTCAATGAAGGCTTAGAGGCTTATGCCGAAAAGAATGGATTGGATTTAACTCCGGGTCAGGTTGCGGAAAAGTTTGCGCGTGACAATTATGAAGTTGAGTACCCATTTTCAGAGTTGACTAATGGCCGGTTCGACAAGCACACCTACGATCCTGATTGGGTTCCGGGGACGCAGTATCAACAGGAGATGCATCCTTTCTGGGCGAATATTACTGGGGCAGAGGGTGTGCCCCGAAACGAACAGAATCTTCCCCATCATTACGAGGAAAGTCCTTGGGCTGCGATCAAACAGGTTGAAGACCGGTCGAAGGCGGGGTTCTCTCCGATCAAGGGAAACTTTGAAAAGTATCTCATTGATCGTGATGGAACAAGTTTCCATAGGTATTACAATGGTTTTCTACTTGGTCAAAGAGGTAGGCATGGCACGCACTTTCCATGGTGGTCTGATGACCAACCAACCGACCCCAAAATCGACCCCAACGGGTGGCCTTCACTCTTGCAGACTAGGGGAATAGAGTATTCTTTGGATCTCATCAGTCGGGATATTGATAGCCTTCTCTAAATAAGACATGAAAATGTTTGAAGAAGTTACAGTAAATAGTGTTGTTGATAACGCTATTTATTATCGTCAGTTATTGGCAGAAGAATCAATACTGGTATTTAAGCAGTTGAATCTTCCTCCTACGGAGATTGTCGATTTTTCTCTTCAGGATTATGACATTGACCTAAACCCAGAGACTGTCCTAATGTGGTCATTTTGGTGTGACTACAACTTTATGGAAAGTGAGAGCCAGCCTTGGAAACACGATCCGGTAGGAGTAACGGTAGGACAGTATCATTCGTTTCTTTTGAATCGACGGCCCGAAGAGCAACCTGAAGTAATAAGTCCAGATGTAATTGTGGGTAATTGGCATAAGGATCATTACCACTATCCAACTCCGACATCAATCATTGGCATGAACATGCACACATTTACTTGTGCTGTGGGGATGGGCGATACTGTTATTGTTAATCTTGCAAATGCCTACGATGACTGTCCTAAACACATATTGGATTATTTGCAAGATAGAAGTTATGTTTATACTGATGTTTGTGGTTGTGAGGAGCCTCCACTAGCCAGCGAGCATCCGGCATTGGCTACACATCCGATTACAGGAAGAACGTCTTTGTGTTATCCCGGTAGGGATGGTGGTGGGGCGTTGGCCTGTGTGCCGACGGATGGTTCTGTTGAGCAATGGCAAGAGTACGAAGACTGGATTTGGGAATACATGAATGCGCCTGAGAACCAGTTCAGAATGAAGTGGGAAGAAGGAGATTTTCTAATTTGGGATAACAGGTCTTGTATACATAATTATTTTGGTGGCTGGGGAATTGATGAGCGAATCTTTGACCGTTACTGTATTGGTGCTGAGGCACCATTTTTCGATTTGCCGGAACCGGACCCCACAGTCGTTGAGCAATTGGCACAAACGATTCTAATCCAAGCGGGTTTGTCCTTACCTGAATCAGACCGCGCTTTGAATGGCCGAACTGGCTAAACTAAAAATATGGACAAACGGGTGACCGGGGTTGACAGGATGCGGTTCTACGGGGACTGGCCCAAAGTCAAACCCGATGAGATATTGGTGATCCCTAAAGATGACCGCCTATTGGAACATCCACCGTTTCGCAACTCAACGGGTTGGCCCGAATGGTTCAAGAGGGCACCCAAGGTTGACAAGGTCGAAGTCAGCATTCAAAACTGCAAGGGGATACAGGACTTCCTATCTTTAGGAATCACCGTTCCGTTGTGGGGAGATGTGAAGGTTCATCCCACAGAGGGGGGCGGTGTAGTCGCAGCGATGGCTGACCCCTTCTTTACGACGACACAGTTTCCACGGGAAGCAGTACAGGGCTGTCCGATCATGGAGGACACTCCGATGGAACATGCTGGGTGTCCAGATTTAAGGTCACCTTTCCTGTACAAGACCGCCCGTGGATATTCTTTGTTGGCCCTGCCGGTTCTGTACGAACCAGACAGTCGGTACCAAGTGCTACCATCGGTGGTGAACACGGATTACTTCCACCGAGTGAACCTGATTTTCAGGGTCTTAACTGATGAGGAATTCATTATTCCGGCTGGAACTCCGATGTATCACTTGATCCCGTTCAAGAGAAGTGACACTGGAAAGGTCAAGGCTGTGGTCATGGGGGAGGCTCGCATGTTCCCGATGCTGAAGAACCGTGGCATTGGTTGGGGCGGATTTGATACCTTCAGACGTAAGCGTCTGTACCGACAGCACGAAAGGGAGGCTGATGGAAACTAGTCGGGATTTGAAGGCAGAGTCTCTTGTTCGGGAGGAGTCTCTTGTCGAACCGGGTCACTTTGGAGATTCTCAGGACAATATTGTAGTTATCAAAAACTTTGTGTCTCCTTTGGATTTGGAGCATATGGCAACCTTTCTTCCTCATTTGAATAAATTCGATAACCCAATGGAAACCGAATACGATGATGACGGTGTTTGCATCTATGACGCTTCGTATTGGTGGGACCGTGTTTGCATGTCTGACACTCTCAAAGGAGTCGATCCTTTCATCTGGGAAATGGTTTATGGGTACGTTGAAAAAATGAGAGAAGTGATAGAGGACAAGTTTGGGGTGTCCTGTTATTCAAGAAATCCCTGCCTCGTCAGGTGGTTGCCCGGACTGGAACAAGCGCCACATGCAGATAAGCAGTTAAACGATGGGTCACCCAATCCGTTCCTCACCTATGACATAAACAGTATTATCTATTGGAACGACGAATTTGAGGGTGGACAGTTCTATTACCCGGAACACGGCATAGAACTTGAGATAGAGCCGGGAATGGCTGTAGCCCACCCCGGAGACATCAATTATCTACACGGCATTAAGACAGTGACCTCTGGCGTGAGATGGACTACGCCAGCGTTCTACACGATAACCGATTTACATACAGGAGAATAATATGGAATACGCAGGATACGTCTGCCATCCCGCTTCTGGGATTGCCCTCTACAAGAAGGTCTGGCCGGAAGACTCCAACTTTGTGGAGAGGTTGGAGGACTGTATCGGGGACAGTGAACATGAGTATTACTCATGGAAGAAAGCCCTCGTCGGTGACATGGAAGAGATGCCCGACTACCGGGATTGCTCCGACTTCAAGATGCGTGCTTCCGATCTAGAAACTTGCCCGGAAGAGTTTTCGGCTGCGGCTGCGGTCTATGACGAAGTAATAACAGGAATACGAGAGTGCGTGAAGCATTACGCAGGCTGTTACAACCTTCAACTAGATTTTGAGGAAGCAACCAACTTCGTTCGATACAACGAGGGACAGCACTTTGCCGTCCACGCCGATCACGGCTTCTCCTACGTTGCCACAGTATCGGCTATCGGATATATCAATGACGATTACGAGGGCGGGGAGTATCACATGCCCCATCAGAACATGAACTTTTTACCTGAGTTCGGTGATGTGCTGGTACACCCGTCAACCTTCGTGTATGCCCACGCTTCTCTGCCCGTGACGAAGGGTACAAAGTATTCGGCGGTCACGATGTATGACTACAACGACCGCAATCACCAAGATCCCAGTACCGCACAGTATGAAGCGCCCGCCTTCACAGAAACCGATCAGATCGTGATTACGACACCATTTCACGCATGAAAGTAACTCTCACTCGCGCTCACGATAATCCGCCGCCGATCCGGCAGGCGTTGCCGAGACGCGACTGGATGGATGACACTTACAATAAACATGCGTATAAGTGTTTGCCTATGACATCAGCCAACATACATGGTTGGGAGTTGGAGTTACAACAAGATGTAGTCGTTCAGGTAGATGCCCCTGAATACGGATCTGGATTTCATGGAACAGTGCCGAGGGTATTGAGCGGAGAAACGATTACTCACACACATGAGCGGGGAGGCACCTATGTCCGTCCTATAGTTTCTCCCAGCATCATCAACATAATTTCTTTTGATACTGGTTGGTCTATGGAAACACCAGAGGGTGTAAGCACATGGATCACAGGCACACCTAACTACTTTATTGATGGTGCGGTTCCGTTGACAGCCTCTATTCCTACCAGTTGGTGGCCTGACCAATGGAATATGAACTGGTTGATAACGAAGTTCGATACTCCCGTGCGGTTTCCCAAAGGGATGCCGTTCATGTTCTTTCAGTTCTACCACGATGATCTGTTGCCATCGGTGGAGTTTGCAACTAGGGATATGGGAGATGATCCAGAGTTGAGGAAAGCGCGAGCCGCCTATGGGGCGGCAAAAGCCCAGAAGGAAATAGATGAACCGTGGGTGTGGGCGGGGGGCATACGCACTGGTTTGAATGAAAAAGATGAACGTATCGGTCCGGCGTATGGGGGGCATCCGATTTTAGCGGACATTGGTAAATGCCCTGTTCAGCCCAAGGAGCAGTAATGAGTCTTGAATTTAGAGAGGGCGATCATATTCCGTGGGTATACACGAGGGGTCTTTACGGTGACTCACTGTTTGAGCAATACGAAGGGAAAATGCTTCTAGTTATTTTCGGATTGGAATCTCCGGAGTTGACTGCCCTGTGTCAACGGTTACAGGATTTGGGGGAAGATTTCCAGTGGACGATTGCTTCTTGGGGATCGTATGAGTGGAACAAGGTAGAGCCATATCGCAGGCTGCATTCCTCTGCCAAAGCCTTCATCTTCAGTCGCAATGGCACTTTGATATATACCTTGAATGAGCAAGAGGACTTCGGCAGTCAAGAAGGGACGCTACGGAAGATATTTGAGACTCCTCAAGAACGGCGTCATATCGGCAACGAATGGCATTATCCGGATTGGCGAGGCTCCGGAGCGGGCGGTTATAGGAAAGGGGACAGGCCGCTTACTAGGGATCATCTGTATCCGGAACCAGCGGATGACCACGGAGTAACTTACGAGGCGTTGCTTCAGGCGATCTTGGATTATGTGTGTGCTGCGATGTTTGAGATGGGTGATGATCTGAGAGAGTCCTTTTTGACAGACACCTTGGAAAGTCTAAATATTTTGCATGATCGCGGATCGCATTTGCAGTATTGGAATGATTGAACTTAAAGGAGTTACTGGGGATGATTTGAGGAAAGACCCCGAATATTTCAGGTCGTTGTTGCGGGAAAATTTAGTGTTGGGGTTTCGTGAGATCGGTTTGAAGCGGCAAGAATTTACAGATATTTTGATTGGTATGGGGTTTGATGATAGCCCTGTGTCTAAGGATGTAGATCATCGGACGAGATTTCATCAATGTATGAAAGACCCCGAGTTGGGGAAGGCCAAATTATTTCTCACATGGCATGTGGAAGACACCTTTAAGGAACATCCCGCCGTAGTCATCGCCATGAACATGCACACCTTTGAGGTGGATCAGGATAAAGGGATGACCGGATTCGTAGACATGCATGGTGCGTACACATCTCTTCCAAACAAATGGAGAGAAGGAATAAAAGACGCTCGCACCGTAGAAGAACAAGTAGCACACTTCAAGTCGCCGTTGATCCATTCTCCCGTCAAGTTGATAAAAGAGGATGGGTTAACAGGAGAGTTGATACTTCACATGCAGGGATACAAAGACACTATCCAGCCTCCATATCGCATTGACATAGAAACTTGTAATGGTTTAACAGAAGATGACCTCGTAGAAATCAATGCGTGGATTCAGAATTATTTGTACGACGAAACAAACCAAGAGTGGTGGTCATGGGAACAGGGTGACATGGTGATGTTCGCAGGGATGCGTATGGCACATGCAGTCACTTGGGGATTTGAATTGGGGCAGCGGGTGTTTGATCGGGGGGTATACCACGGAGGGCATGAGGAGGCGTGGAAGGTTCCGCTGATGGATCCCTCGTTGATAGGCATTTACAGATGAGTTTAGGGTTTGGAGATACTTGGCAGCCCAAGGGCGGCAGGGGAGAGCATCTAGGCGGAGGGGTGGTCTTATACAGGGAACACATCTCAACGGACTGGGATCTTCTCAGAGCCTACTCAGAGGAGGCTGCGATGAGGGAGAGGGACACGATGTATGTCCCCGGCAAAGATCCGATCAGCGGTGAGGACGGGTACATAAATCGCAATGGGTATTTCTTTCCAACAGAATCAATAGAAGTGATGCCTCAACATTGCGCCTATACCCAAGCGGACGATAGACCTGAGATACAGGCAGTTCTCAAAAAGTTGGAGGATGCCAAGGACGATTGCCTGTGGGATTACTTGCACCTTTTTCCCATAGCGGGCATGTCTATTTGGTGGAAGATCAAAAGCCACATCTTGGTGTATCCAAAAGGTGGCTACTTGGGAATGCACGCCGACACCAGCACCGACTACGCCTACGGTTCACCCACTCCGACAGATCAGATCGCTACCAGAACCGTGGTTTCAACTATTGCTTTTTTCAACGATCATGTAGAAACCGAGGAAGAATTGGATAGGACCAATTTCACAGGGGGAGTCGTCCATTTCGGATACTTGGACATTCAATACAAACCCTCCAAGGGTGATCTGTTGATTTTCCCGTCCAACTACATGGCCTCCCACGCGGTTTCTCTGGTGAGCGGAGGTTCAAGATATAGCCATGTCGGATGGTATTGTCAGGGAACTCCGAACCCAGAAGTCAACGAGATGGCCGTAGATCCATCCGTTGATCCGGGTGGTGCTAAGATATCGACAAACGTATTTATGGAAAGTGGGTACAACCTTGAGCATCCTCCCAGTTAAAGTTGGAATACTGCACCCCGGAAGAATGGCTACAGCCGTGGGTAATGTGCTTAAGAGCGTCGGGCATGAGGTGTTCGTCGCTACCGACGGTCGCTCTGACGAAACTAAAGAGCGGGGGCAGGAATTTGAAGACGTTGGAACCATCCAGAAATTGGTGGATGAAGTAGATGTGATCTTTTGTCTCTGTGGCGGACACGGTGTGTTCGCTGTCTACGGTTTAGACACCGAAGGTGAAGTCGTTGAATTTCCAGTGGCGAAAGAAGTCATGGAGGCTGGCTTCAAAGGCATTTATGTAGATTGCAACAGTATTATTTCTGATCCTGCTCAGGCTCGTTGGGAACTCGCTCTGGCCGATTATGTGAATTCAAATGGAGCGTCCTATGTGTCGGGTTCTCTTTATGGGTATCCAGATCGGGATGGTCGTATGTTGTTTGTGAACGGCGATTCTGCTGAGGATGTTGTAGCGCTGATGTCAGAAGAAGGCGTGGACACCTTGAGTGCCTTACATGTTGAGATAGTAGATGGCGACGCAAAGGCATACAAGCGTCAAATGATGGAAGAAAACGTTCCTCCCCCAGAGGATATTGAAAAATACTCACGAACTGATGACAGTTGGATAGAAGCGAATGGGTGATTGGATAGCCGATAAGAATATGAACATTCGGTCCCGTTCGGCTAATCGCGGCGGGTACAAATTCACGCGGATCAAGCACAAAGCAGGATTAGTTGTTTTTCCAGATGCTGCTGAAATAGATCAAGACTTTTTAGAAGGTTGGATAGAACGGCGTTCTGCCTTCGTGGGAAATCTTGAAGGAAAGACTGATCGTCGTTTGAAAACGGCTGAAGAGTTTACGATTGATGAGGATGGTAACTACATCAATCGTGGGGGGTACAAGTTCACCCCCGAACAATTCAACACGACTCCGTTACGTCTTGTTGGATTATTGTACGACGCCGAGCCGGAAGATAAAGCCTTTGTCGAATATTTGGATTCAGTTTTGGCCATGTGCTTAGAGGAGTATATGGTGATGTATCCAGAGATTCGTGTTTCGATCTGGTATCGAACCCCTAGTCATGCTGCTATTTATTCTGAGGGACATTCGCTTGGGCCGCATTCCGATCAGGCCGTGGAGCGCGGTGACAGCATGTGGGGGTATGGTCCGGCGGATGAGAATGACAAGCCTGTAAATGAGTTTCCAACTAAGACTGTCGTAACGGGTTCTATAATTTTAAGGGACACCGCTGAAGGTGGGTCGATGTATTTCCCCCACGCAGAGCATAAAGAGAAGTTCCCAGTTGGAACAGTGGCATTTTATCCGTCGTCTTATATTGGATCTCATTCTGTGGAAACTGTTACTAATGGAGATCGTGTTTCTTATCTACAGTTCTATTGTCAAGGCACGCCGATAGATGGACAGAGTCAAACGCATGTGGACGCATGGCGCAACAAGGAGGGGGATTGGGTTCCTCCTGTGCATGGTTCAGATGGAGCGCCGAGCAGTCAAATCAGCGAGTTGACAGCACCGAACATGTAGCGCTGGTCCAACTGGTGGTGTCCCACACATATCCACTGTTGGGATCCGTCCATTGGAATTCGTAGGGATTGCCGTGGGTGCTAGTTTCTCTGCCCTGCGCTCTGATTTCTTCGGGCATGCCATTGGTTCCCAACAATTCGGAAGAGGGATAAACCTCCTGCACTATTTCAAGTAGTCGATTTCCGTATGAATTCCATTTATGATCAGAATGAGGTAGTGCCAGTTTGCCGAACTGACTTCTAATTCCGTCGTTCATGCGTGCCGCGGCCGCATCTCTTAAACGTGGATCATCTTCCAATACCAGTTCGCTAAATAGGTGTTCTATTACAGTTTCCGTAGACCATGGTTTTTCAACGTTTCTGTCCATCGGGGGTTCGATATACCAGTTATGGCCGTCCGCATCGTGGCCCATGCAGCCAACACTATTAAGGCCCACACACCTTCGCACTAATGTGTTTACATCAGGACAAATAATAAGTAGTTGACCGCCAGTCTTGGTTATACGTCGAATCTCATGCAAAAATGAGGGCACCTCCTCCAACCAAATGTGCTCTAATACATGAGATAGTAATACTTGATCGAACGTGTCGTTCTCCCATGGCAGGGGATTATTGGTAGTCTTTGTAGATAAGGCGCCCTCCCACAGGGGTTCTTCTGGCATTGGTAACAATACGTCAGGATTGAATTCTTCCCTAATGTCTGCGTTGATCCATCCTTCTGGTTGATGGAAGTTGCAGCCGAGGTTCAGTTTCATCTCAATCACTGTGACCGAAATTCATCAAACCGTGTCGCATGCCGTAAGCCGCTAAAAGATTGTTTCTTCGGTCCAGCAACTTATCGTAATCGTTGAAGATATTACTGAGCATGGGAATCCCCTTTTCTGGACTTCCTTGTGAGTAGAACTCTAAATAGGAATATCTGTTTCCTTCAGTAATAGGTTTGATTTCATGGGCAGCCACGAAGTTGCAGGGGGACACAACTACGTCCCCGGCCTTTGCTTCCACGGCCACATCAAGGTATGGATATTTCATTTCCCCACCGGAATAGTCATCATTAAGCAATAGTTGAAGGCTGATGGTTTGGACGTTGGTGCTGTGCTTGCCCAGATAAGAACGAGTGGGGTATTTGAGGTAGTGACCCTCGCTTCGCCACCAGACGGTTTCCAGCATCATCACAGGAAACAGGTCGATGTATTTGAGGGCACATTTGTATAACGCGTCTTTGAATAGTTGTGTATCTGGGTGGCGGATAGGGATAGGGGCTTCGTTGATTTCGTGTAATAGGAATTGGTACCCGTCTTCGTTCAAGGCAATATCATGTCCATCTTCGTCGGTTGTATATTCCCATCGGGAGGTATGGGATTCTTCGGCCAGTTGATCAAGATGAGGCAATAGTGTGAGTTGATCTATTTCCACTACATCGTGGAACTGTACGATCCCACCTCCCAGATTGCTGATCTTGTCCCTGTAACCGAGTATTTCATCAAGAATTTCATTTGTCATTTCCGGCGTCACGACTGTCCTCTTACCAGATTCTGTTCTACAACATCTTCGTGGGCATACGCCTTCTTTAGTCCTACCTCCCCCTCTAGCGATCTGTTTTGAAACACCGGGTTGACAGAACTAGTTGCTGTTCTGTCCGTGTTGCCTTGCTGCGTCTTGAGTGCGTACTTGGCGTAATCTTCGTAGATGCCCATTAGCCAGTGCGGCTCACACCATGCTTGTATTTCGTCGGGTTCAAACACTTCGACCATTACTTCCGGCGAGGGGCTTCCGTGAGATAGGAATTCTAGATACGAGTACCGAGTGCCTTCGATAACTGTGTTCACTCCATGCGATGCCATGAAGTTGGATGGGAAGATTAGAACGTCGCCTATTTGTCCTTGGTGTTCAATGTCCAGATAAGGGAATGTGATTTCCCCACCGAGGTAGTTGGTGCCATCCAATTCTTCGGGATCTTTGATGCCGTTGTTTAGATACAAGATAATGGCAAGTGTTTGACGAGAGCCATTCTGTGCGTGGGGAATAAATCGTTGCCCATCCAAGGCTCTGTAGTTGGCGTCGTTGTCGTTATGTACCCCCAAGAAACTGCCCGGATCGTAATGTAGAACGTGTCCCCTAGAACGCCACCAAATAGTGCCCAACACAAGAGGGAACATGTCTATATATTTGATTAGGCATTTGTAGATGGCGGCTTCGTAATGTTGAAAGATGTCAACGATGTCTTGAGGAGTGTCGTGTTTGACCGGCTGTAACAGACGAGTCGGCACCATCTTGACTTGTTCAAGCGAGAACTTGTTGCGATCAATATTAAGGGCGTAGGTGTTTCCGGCTTCGTCTGTTTCGTAAGTCCAGTTCTGTTCAAAGGCTTCAGAAGCGTTGTCGTCAACCCAAGACAAGAATGAGGGGTCCACTGTGCAGGTATTGCCAAATTTGACTACGCCTCCACCAAGATGATCTGCCTCTAGGTTTTGGATTTCCCTTAAGGTGTCATCGGTTATTTCAGGGGTGGAAGCATCAAATATGTTCATAGGACATCAGTGGGCCTTCTGGGTCGGATTCGACAGGTCGCAATAATGGATTGATCTCACCGTTGGGTGGTCCTTCGCCTTTGGTGTTCCACCTTGAATGTGGAGATTGGGTAAACCTTTCCCAATCCTGATGAAGCCATGGCAGGTAAATGGCCTGACACCAATGTCCGGCATCTGATTCATAAATCGGAACCAAAGGGGAAGGTTCGTCTGTATGTATTCCTTGACCAAACACAGATTGGTAGTCGTACCTTATGCCACCAGTGATGTCTCGTACACCGTGTGAACCAACATAGTTCGCGGGGAAGAACAGAATGTCTCCGGTACGCGGCTTGTAAGTAAGATTGTTAAGGAACGGAAACCACATCTCTCCACCCGTGAAATTGGTTCCGTCTAGTTCTTCTTCCGTGTCCACGCAATCGTTGTAATAGGTGATGGTGGAAAGAACTTGGAAGATGGCTTCAGGACGATCAGTTTCGTATCGCTGCCCGTCTCTGGTCTTGCGACTGGTGTCATTGTCGCTATGCATTCCGATTGCTCCGTTGGGATAATACTTGAGAACATTGCCCCTAAAGCGCCACCACAATGAGTTGAGAACATGGGTGTATATGTCTATGTATTTCATTAGGCACAGATAGATTTGATTCTCGTTTTCATAGAAGAACTCCGCGATGTCCTTAGGAGTTTTATCCATGACGGGTTTGCTGTTACCAAATCCACCAAGTCGATATGGATTTCTGTAATAGGTTGCTACTGGATGCTTCCTGCCTTCTAGGTCTTCGCACCACTGCTCGCCGTTTTCTTCTTTGAGAAACACTCCCGGCGTTGAATGCACGGCATATTTGTCTATGTATTCAAATAATCTAGGCTGGTCTACGTCTATGACATTGCGAAATACGGTAACCCCTGCCCCATAGTCGTGTACCTCTAGACCTCCGATGTATTCACAGTCTGCTTCGGAGACGTAAGGGATCGGGGTTCTGCATCCGGGGTACTCTCTAACTAAGGCCATGAGCAGATTTTAGCAGATTAAGACACTCGTTTTATGATGGTTGTTCCATCATCGGTGACGAGATGGAATACCAGCAGGTTGTCCTTGGTCAAAAGATGCCTGTTGGTTCTGGTTGCGTAATGTTTATGTAGCGCCTGATGGTTGGTGTAGATTTGTCCGAACATGCCAGAGTCTTCGATGTGCATGATTCCACCGACAGCCAGCATGGACAAGTAGCCGTCTACCAACTTGGTGGAAGTGTCAATTAGATCCGCCATGCGAACATGAACATAGTCGAAGGTTCCGGCGTTGGTGCCAGCCAGAATATCTTGAACGTCCATGGTGGAATACTGTGTGTCAGAGTATGCGGACGCTGCACTTTGGGACAGGTAAAACTGTTCATATCCGTACAGAAATCGGTCATTGACTAGTGTGACGTTCTTGGAGCGGTCGTTCATTTGCTCCGTCATCCACGTTTCTGGTATCCCGATTGCCCACAAAGAGTTGGTGGCGTTAATGCATTCTGTAAACAATGCGCTTCGCATTTCGGCTGACCAAACATTTGCGTCCCAGCCGGGAATGTTGGTTTGAATCATCGTCCACCAATGAAGTTCGGCGTCGTTTCCTGTGGCTACTGCTCGCCGGTCAGTATTCATGGCAGTGTCGTGCGCTGACCACGCGTTGATGTAGTCAACGGTTGAATCGTTCCACGCTTGATCGTGCTTGTCTCCGAGGGTGGATAGCGACTTGGAGATCAGGTTGGTTTCAAACCATGCGTGAGCCATTACGACACCCCTATGGCCATGTGACGCCAATACCAGTTGCGTCGTGTCAAGATTGCGAGAAGGTTGTTATTGGCTCTTAGATAGTCTTCGGGGGCGCGTCCTTGTCCGTCTTCAGCACCACCATTTGGATTCAGCCAATAGTTTTCATTGATTTTGTCAAGCATGTCATCAATGGATGTGGAGTCAATATTGGCCCAGTCCAAACCAAGGATGAACATCATTTTCGCTATTTGCGATTCACAAAATTCTAATTCCGCAGAAGCAGAGTACGAGTTGCCGGGAGTGCTACGAGCAGCCATTGGTCAGTTCCCACGCGCATCGGTGTCGGGATCCATGCGACTACACGCGAATATGCTCGCGTCAGACTTGTATTCCCAAACGGCTAGTTCCTGATTCCAATGAATAGGCTCGTTCTCGCGCCACTTACCGACAGGGCTAAGACCGTCTGTTCCTTCCATAACGAGAGGGTCGAACAGCAGTGTTTCTGTTAGGAGGGTTTTACCGGCCTCTTTGGCGATGTCCTGCTGATTCTTTTCAGCCATGACTTACGCCAATGCGCCAAGCGCTGCTAGTTGAATTCGCAGGCATTCGTGGGATTCATAGAACGCGTCATCTACGGCAACTGGATTGGTGTAAGAAGCGGTGACAGTCGCCGGATCTACGCCAAGCGTGTGACAGAGTATCTGTGTGGAATACTCCAAGAATTCTTTGGCTTCCGCTTTGGCTGCGGCCACCTGTTCAACGGTGAGAGCCATTTGATTATCCTAATGCTGCTAGTTGGGCCTTACAACTGACGATGCGTGTGTTCAGTGATTCGATCTGCCTCTCACCCACATACGTTAGGCCGTCGCTGTCTTCTGGTTCAGCCGGAGCAGCATAATCAGCGGCGAGGGCAGCCATATCAACGCCCATCATCGTGCATTTGTCCCAGATTTCAATCTCTAGTTCTTTGATGACACGAGTCAGGATCACCTTCTTGGTTCCATCTGGAATAACGTTCGCAAATTCCATCGCCCGTCCTTAGATTCGTCTGATACGCGATGATGACTATACTACACCACGCGACTATCCATACGAAGAAAGTGACGCGGTATTTGAAACAGTATAAGGTTCATCTTTCAGCATATTCAAGTGGAGTAAACTCTCATTAGCCTTAGGGCTGTCCATATTGGCGAGATGTGAGGTTATTTCATGGCCGAATACAAGGATCTTGCCGAACGTACAATTGCAACTTTTGTTCAAGCCGCTATTGGTGCCATGGGTACCAACAGCGTCATGGACCTTGGCGTAGATAACTGGAAGATGATTCTGATGGCCGGTGTGTCAGCAGGTGTCGCAGTTATCAAGGGCTGGGCTGCAAGTAAGTTCGGAGACCGTTCGCCGTCGATGATGTCTTGAGGACATTGAATACGGGGAAGACCAGAAACTAACCGTTTCCGTATTACGTTAGCGGGTATCATCTAAGTGACTTGGGCATAAGCCCATAAGAGGTTGCTATGGATGACGCGCTTCGGAAATACTTGGAAGGTGCTGCGGATAATATTTCCAACGCACTGGAGGAAACGGACTTAGAGGTAACCGAGGGCGTAGGTATGTCTGTCGTCGGTGCGGCTAAACACGCTTCAGGCTTGTTTGACCGCATCAAAGACAACATAGCCTACGTCCTTGGTCTACCTGCTGCCATTTCTGGAGCCTTTGGATTCATCTGGCAATCATCTGGGGAAGAGGCTGCTCTCAACTACAAGGTTGAACAGTTGGAGCAGGCAGTAGCAGAGATGAAGGCCGAGAACGATCTTCTTGGCGGTGGGACCAAAAACTTTTCGTTGGACATGAGCGGAGCGCCGGGTGGATCGGTAACCGTTATTATTGTCGCTACCGCGTTAGTTGTTCTAGTCGGCTTTCTTTTCTGGTACCAGAATAAACGCAAACGGCAGTAGAGCCGTGAAACGGTTTATCGCCACCCTGCTAGCGGGGTCGCTGTTCTTATTCGGATGTTCCTCCCCTGCCGGAGATCCGGATGCATCTCCGACGACACTCTTTCCTCCGACGACCACTGATGTAGTCACGACAACTGTTGCCCCTACTGCCACTATCGCTTCAGTAGTTCTTGAGGAAGTTCCTCTGGCGGATCACGCCATCCCGAATTACGCGACCGTAGATGACACCTTCTCTTTTGAGAACTTCGGTGGTGGGGAAGCACCAGCAGACCTGACAGTAAACATGGCGCGTCGTCTGTACGGCGACAACCAAGTTTGTTCAGATGTAACCGACGGTCAATGTACGCCGTATCCGGTGATCTTGCAGTTGATGTCGCAGGCCAACAAGTCAATGCGTGGAGGGCTGTGCGAAGGCTTGGCGGTGTTGAGCCTCCGCCTCGCGGGCGACATAGAAACCCTTGCGACCTTCCAAAACACACAAACTGTTGCGGAACTCATCAAGCAGGATCCGGCCCTCCTCTCTGAAATCGCCTACTGGTATGTAACCCAGTTCGCCATGGAGGTGCAGCAGGAAGCATCCTCTTATCTAGAGAAGTCTCCCACGGAATTGGCAGAGGTTCTTCTCTACGATTTCTCAGAAGCAGAAAAGGGAAACCCGCACACCGGTTTCACAATCGGTATTTACAGCGAGATGGGCGGACACGCCGTCACGCCTTACCGAGTAGAAGAGATGGCCGGTGGCTATCGCATCCATATCTACGATTCCAACTGGCCTAACGAGGAACGTTGGATCGACGTATCCAATGACGGTCAATGGATGTATGCCCTTGCTGCGACCAACCCCACGGAACAATCGGAGGCTTGGTTTGGTGGGACGGGGACCATGGAACTCACTCCGATGCGTTCCCGGTCCGGTCCGTTTACTTGCAGTTTCTGCCCTCAGGAAGAGGGAGAAGAGTCAGGGACAATGCTTACCGTTGCCGCTTCTGGTGACAAGCAGATGGCTCTTAAGATTGAAACTGAATCAGGTGACAGGCTGGGTTACTACGATGGTGCGTTCGTTAATGAAATTGAAGGCGCTACTTATCGTTATCTGATTTCAGGGCCAAGTACCGCTGATCCAGTTTTGGTGTTTCTTCCACCGGGGGTGGAGTCGTTCTCCGCAGATGTCGAAGAGATTGATGTTCCAACTCCCGAAGTAGAAGAGCCGACTTCTACTAGGGACAGAATCGAAGAAGCAATAGAGGAACAGATAGAAGAAGAAACTGAACAAAAGTTCTCTCTGCTGGTTCTGAGCGAGGAGAAATCGGTTCAGATTGAAGCGGTCATCGTGGAGGAGGAAGAGCCGGAACGGTGGGAAGAGGCTGAAGAAGAGGTTGAAGAAGAACCTGAAGAGGCTCAGTCGTTGTTGGCCTTCTCTGAAGAATCAATCGAAATTGCAGAGATAGAGGAAGCGACTGTCGCGATTGCTGTTGATGCCCTTGAGGTTGAGATCGAACTGGAAGCCGGTCAGCAAATTGAGGTGGCTTTTGCTCCAGAACCGGAGCCTGAACCTGAGCAGCCGGGTGTCACAATTCCTGAGTCGGAGCCAGTCAGAGACACGCTGGATATTGCTATTCAAGATGAAGCGGGCGAGGTGCTGGCCGAGGTAGAGGTTGACATGACCGCTTACCGGGTTGTCGAACAGGTGTTCGATGAACCGACTGTCACCATTCCGGATCGACCGGATGCTCCGGCAGCGACCCTGCCCCCTGCACCAGAACCGGTAATCGTTCCCGTTGTTATCGAACTGACGTTCGATGTAGATGTAGGGGAGATCACAGTAGAGGAAGTTGAAGTTGAAGCGTGGGTCGCTTCGGATGCTGAATATTTCCAAGCGGTTGCTGAGGATCGCATTGAAGAAGTGTTGGGCGCGTCCTACGTCGAAGAGATCGAATCAGTTGAAGAGTGGGAAGCCCCTGAAATATTTGAAGAAGATGAGATTGATTTCGTTGAGATTCTTCTCAGTGTGGATGAAGAGTATTGGGAAGACGAGCAGTGGGAAGAAGTCGAATACGACGACGAATATTTTGAAGAAGAACAGGAGTTGATGGACGATCTCTTTGGTGAGGCTGTCGATGTTGAAGAACTGTTTGAAGAAGTTGAATCGTTCATGGAGGAGGTCGAAGAGGAGCGCATCGAATTCTTTGAAGAACATGAAGAGTTTGATGAGGAGGAGTTCTGGGAGGAGTACGAAGAAGAATATTACGAAGAGGATTTCGCCTTTCAGGAGTATGACGCTGATTTGGAAGAGGCGTGGATTCTGGAAGAGATGGGTTTGGAGGAGTGGAACGAAGACCTCATGGGTCCGTCGCCTACCGAAACCGTTGACTGGGAAGAAGAAGATTGGGATATCTACGACGAGGAAATGGACGCCATCTGGGAAGAGGAGATGGAAGATCCGGAGTCGTGGGAAGAGGAACTGCTGGAAGAACTGGGTGTAGAGGAGTGGCCTGAGGATTGGGGTCCGTCACCCACGGAATCCGCAGAGTGGACTGAAGACGATTGGGACGCCTACGATCAAGAGTGGGCCGCTGATGAAGAGGCCATGATTCTTGCAGAGGAAGGTTTTGACGAATGGCCAGAGGACTGGGGTCCGTCACCTAGCGAAACCGCGCTGTGGGATGATGGTGATTGGGAAGCGTATGACGCTGAACAGGAATTGTTATGGGAGGTCAATGATGAAGAAGATGACGAGTGGTCCTTGGATGAAGATTCCGATTTGTCCTTGGAAGAGGATTGGTCTGATGAAGATTGGATGGAAGAAGAAGATGAAAATGTATCTGAAGATGATCTTTGGTTAGAAGAAGATGACGAGTGGGGAAACTGGTCAGCGGAAGATGAGGAAGCGTGGATTCTGGAGGAGGAGGGTCTAGAGGAGTGGCCCGAGGACTGGGGACCACCACCTAGCGAAACATGGGAATGGACAGAAGAGGATTGGCAGGAATACGACGAGGAAATGGAAGCCCAGTGGGAGGAGGACTGGGAGGACATGACCGAGGAGTGGACCGAGGAGGAGTGGGACGACTGGAATGAATTCACGGGTGAAGATGTTGATGACTTGGAAGAGCCAGAGTTGTGGGATGATGAGGAAGACCCATTCACCGACCCGGAAGATACAGGCACCTTTGACGAAGAACTTCTACCCGAGCCAGATTCACCTTCAGAAGAGGAAGTGGATGAAGAGCAAGTGGATGAAGCGGAGGTGCCTTCTGAAGAAGTAGACGAACCTGAAATCGAAGAAACGGATGAGCCTGAGGTGGAGGAGCCTGAGGTAGAGGAGGGCTGTTCAGATACTGATTGGTGCGAAGAGCCGCCTTGGGATGAGGAGATCGAAGAAGACCCAGATTGGGAGGTAGAAGATCCAGACTGGGATCCAGATTGGGAGCCTGAAGAGCCTGACGTTTGTGATGCGGAGTCTTGGTGTGAAGAGGAGCCTTGGGACGAGGAGCCTTGGGACGAGGAAGAAGATCCATACTGGGATGAAGAGGTGGTGCCTTGGCCTGATGAAGACTCACCTGATATTTGTGATGAACACTGGTGTGAATTGCAGCCAGAGGAGCCACCAGAAGAGCCAGTAGTAGAGGAACCGGAACCAGTAGTACCTGAACCTAGTTGGGATCCCTATGAAGGGTGTAGGGGTACGGATGCCTGCTCTATGGCTCCCGGCGGCTTCACTAGTTGGGAGGCTTACGACGCAGCAAATGATCCTAACTATTACGATGACTGGGGTACTCCGCCGGGTGGGTATGTTACATGGGTTGACTTCACTGTTGAGGTAGAAGCAGGGATAGTTGATGCTGAGGTCGCAGAAGAATATCTCCCCGAAGAAGTCCAAGAGACATACATCCCCCCTCCTGCTCCGGTCTATGTTCCGACCTACACATATACGAACACTGCTGTGTCATTGCAAGAAACGATCTCTACATCCTCGTCAACTGCCCAGACGGGGACAGCAACCACGACCAATGTCACCACCTCAGAGTCGGGGATTCTGACGCATAACAGCAACGACGGTCACTGGCATCTAGATACAACTACAGTCACGACGACCGCTACGACGGTCACCAACACCCTCGTTGATACAACGACCGTGGTGGCGCGGACAGGAACTGACTTTGTGTCCTGCCTTATGATAGATGGGATACAGCAGAGTGGCGGTTGCTCCACCCAGAGGTCATGGAATGACAATGAAACAACGGCCACTGTTGGTGATGCCTACACGGAGGCCACCACGACTACTGCGAGTGCGAGCGCGA